GGGGCGGACGTGGCGGCTACGGAGGCGGCGGCGCCGGCTCCGGCGGCATTGCCGTGAAGAACGGAAACGGCACCATTACCCCCGGCACACCCGGATCCGGCGGTTTAGGCAGTCCGGGCGGCCCAAGCGCGGACGGCTGTGTCATTTTGTACTACCGCAAATTCGGGCAAGCAAAAGCAGGGCCGTTGGTCCAGCGTGGCGGCGGGCTGTTTTTTGACCGCTTGAACAAACTTTTCATCGTGTGAGGTGATTCCAATGACGATTGAACAGAGAGTCGCAGTCTTGGAGGAAATTTTCTCCAAGATCCAAGACTATTACACATCCGCCTACTCCGGCGAGGAGATCGACGCGCGGCTGGCCTCCGCCGGTGTGCCGGTGGGCATCACCAAGGAGTACAAGAGCGTGGCCGAGATGAACCAGGACTTCACCGGTACGGACGTCCAGCGCGGCCAGTTCGTCCTGATTTTGCCGGACATCACGGCCTCTGCGGACTACGGCAAGGTGTACCTCAAAGGCACGGCCAACTGGGTGTACGCCTTTACCCTCACCACGCTGACGTCCATCAAAGGCCCCATCGGTCCTCCCGGCAAAAAGGGCGACCAGGGCGATCCCGGCGAGGCCGGTTCCAGCTTCGCCATTCTTGGCTACTTTGATACGCTGGATGCCCTCAAGGCAGCCGTCCCCAATCCCAAGGCCGGTGACGTGTACGGCGTGGGCACCGCACCTCCGTACAACATCTACATCTGGGATTCCGTCCACGGCAAGTGGGTACCCAACGGCAACCTGCAAGGCCCGCAGGGCAAGCAGGGCATCCAAGGCCCTGAGGGAAAGCAGGGGCCGGAGGGCAAGCAAGGCCCGGAAGGCCCCGTGGGCGGCTCCGGCAACTTCGTCCGCTACGACGCGGCCCAGAGCCTCACCGACGCGCAGCAGGCGCAGGCGCAAGCCAATATTGGTGTGGATGCAATCAGCACAAAAAATATAGGGAGCGTGTCTAAAAGCCTGAGCGCATCGGAATTGCAGGCATACCTTGATTCCCTCCCCCGTCTGCTGACTGAGAACCATGTTATCACACTCAACGGAACGTGTTCGCAGGACGTTTATATGAAAGGCTTCTACGGCTGCGGCAGTCTCACGCTCCGCGCCAACAGCGTGGGCGATTGCGTGTTTACAAAAGCTATTTCCATAGAAAATTGCAGCGTACCGGTAAATATGGAAAAACTGAAATGGATGCTTGGCGATGGGGCGACGAGCAACACATATTGCATCAGTTGTAATAACAGCAGCATGGGAGTGACTGAATGCTCTTTTAACGGGTATGCCGCAGCATCTAACAGGGGGAATGGCGTGAGTACATTGTATAGTTCATCTATGGTGCTGATAAATTGCGCTTTCCACAATTTGGATATTGCGGTTCATACCTATTTAGGGGGATATATCAATGTCATCGGCGAAAATCCAGAAAGCGATTACAGCGGTAACGGCGTCGGAATCTATCTCTATCAAGGTGGACTGGTACTGCTGGGAAACAGCGTTCCAGATACGTTAGGCGGGACATATAACGAAAAAAACGGAGTAAGCGCTATTATTAAGAACGGGAAGTTCATCTGAGGTGATACATGGAATACTGTATTTGCTGTGGGGCGATCATCCCCGAAGGCCGTCAAGTGTGCCCCATTTGTGAGCGCCGCTGGCCGGAATTTTAACCTGCACGAAACCAAGTCGGACTTTTGACTTGCACGAAACCAAGTCGGAACTGCCCTAAAAACTGCAACTTTTTAAGGGGTGTGAAATGGAAATTCTACAAATTGTATTAACTGCCGCCACCGGCTCCGGCGTGACCGCCATCATCCTCGCGATCCTCCAGCGGAAATGGACCAAGGATGACAAGCGGGACGCCATCGTGGACGCGCTGAAAGTGCTGCTGATCGACCGGGTGCGCTATCTGGGCCAGAAGTACATCTCCGACGGCAGCATCAGCCTGTCGGATAGAGAGACGCTGGACGAGATGCACCAGGCGTACAAATCCCTTGGCGGCAACGGACACCTGAAAATCATTATGTCCGAGGTTGGGGAACTCCCGATCCGGAAAGAGTGAAAGGAGAAAAACATGGAAAACATCAAGAAACGGCTGGGCAATCTGCTGGCGGTGAAATCGCTGGTGACCATCACCCTAACGGTGATCTTCGCGGTGCTGGCCCTGCGGGGTGACATTTCCGGGACGGAGTTCCTGACCATCTTCACGGTGGTTATCGGCTTCTACTTCGGCACTCAGCGGGTCAACGAGGACAAGAACAGTTGAAACCGGTTGAAAAGTCAACCGAAAATTTGAAAGGGGTACATACCATGGAAAAGATCTACGAGAACATCATCAACGAGGGCAAGGCCACCGGTAAGACCATCGAGGCCATCAACGCGGAACTGAAGGAGGCCGGGGCTAACTTCCACCTGAATCCGGACGGCGGCGTGGCCAACTGGACCGAGGACGAAATGCGGGAGGGCTTTGTCCCCGCTGAGAAGGAGCCGGAGGACGTGAAGCACCTGCATGACGTCATGCGGTACGATACCGAGAAGGCCGGGGAAACCCTGCGCATCCAGTGCGCCGAGGGCGTGTATGATGTGACATGGGACATCTACGGCCATCCGGAGAAGGCTGTGAGAGTCAATGGTTGATACGTTCGACTGCGCGAGAGCGCAGATCTACCACAACACCGGCAAGCTGACCCCGGCGCAGATCAAGGCCAAGACCGGCTGCACCCACATCATCAACGGCTATCTGTTCAACGGCAAGTTTCAGCCGGTGGGCTGGACGGTGATTGACGGTAAGATTATCAGCCGGGACAAATACCAGGACTGGGGCGTGTCTATCGGCTCCGACGGACTTCCGAAGATGCTGACGGACCGGGGAGGATCCTTCCTTTCCGGCGTCCCGATCCTCAAGGGCGGCTCCAAGCTGTACCGGGAGCTGACGCCGGACGTGGCCCGGTCTGCCGCCCGGACGGCGGTGGGCTGGCTGGCCAACGGCAAGGTGGTGCTGTGGTGCGACAAGGCCAGCCTGACCCGTGAGCAGCTCCAGAACAAGCTGCTGGGGCTGGGCGTGGTGGATGCCCTCATGCTGGACGGCGGCGGCTCCACCCAGGGCATTTTCCCCAATGGGAAGGTGATCAGCAGCCGGAAGGTGCCCACGCTGCTGCTGTTTTGGGAGCGGTCAGCGGTCAAGGCGGAAGATCAAGCTTTCGTATGGGGCAAGGCTCACGGCCTGCTGACAGACGCCAACGCCGGGGAGACCGTGACCCGTGCCGACATGGTCCGGGCGCTGTATCAGATCTGGGGGGATAACCATGGTTGAGATCAACGCTTACAGCAAAGCCGCCTCCGGGGGCAAGCAGCTCTCCGCGCATTTCAAAGTGCGGGAGTTTGCGTGTGGAGACGGATCTGACGCTGTTTTGGTGGCTCCCCGGCTGGTGATGGTGCTGGAAACCATTCGCTCCCATTTTTGCGCTCCGGTGATCATCCACAGCGCCTACCGGACGCCGCAGTACAACGCGAAGGTAAACGGCGCGGCCCACAGCCAGCATTGCTATGGCATGGCGGCGGATATTTCCGTCAGCGGCCAGAAGCCGGAGACGGTGGCGGCCTTCGCCCGGACGCTGATGCCCGATTGGGGCGGCGTTGGCGTGTACGCGAAAAAGGGCTTTACCCACATCGACGTGCGGGAGACCCGGGCCGACTGGACAGGCTAAACATTTGAAAGGAGGGCCAGAAGATGACAACAACATCCACGCGGTTAATCCGCGCTCTGCAAGTCTGGGTAACCCATGGAAAAAACAAACCGAGAGATCCGGGCGCTGTTGTCATCCATGGCCCCGGCACGGGCGGTGCAGGCCGTCCGGCTGGTAGGGCTTCCGCCTGATGAGGAAACAGCGGTGCTGGCGGTGGATGTTCACGGCCAGAGCTGCCTCCAAACGGCGGAGCGGCTCCACGTCAGCGTGGACGGGTTAGCCAAAATCCGGCGAAGGGCCTACGCCAAGATCGCGGATGATATGCAGGGATAGAGAGAAGCCGTGTCCGAATCGGAC